ACTTTCTATTCCTTCGCCTACACCAGTAGTTAAATACTCTCCTGCTTGTTTTGCACTACCTTTTTTATCAGATATTTGAGCTATTGTTCCGTTTACTAAATCAGCCATTGTTGCAACAGAAACTGGCTTGCCTTGCTTTATTCCATCAACATACAATTGCATATTTCCATTTGATGTTTCTTTAAATTCGTATTGATGGTCTTTTAATACTTTTAATTGGTCATTTACTCCTGTTAATGTTATTTGTCTTGCTTGAGCATTTTTTTCTTCTATTTTTTTGTTTGATTCAACTTTTTCTTGTTCTAACATTTGCAATTCTTGGTCTATTCTATCAGTTTCACTTTTTACAAAATCTTCTCCATACTTTTTTTGATTATCTAATAAATATTGTCTGTATGCTTCTAGATTTGCTTTTTCTTCTTCATATTTTTTATTGTTAGCTTCTTTTGTTTTTTCATTAAACGTTACTGTATCATTATATATTTTGTATACAGCATCGTAATTTCCGTTTGCTAATTCTTGTTGAGCTGTATTATAGTTGTAAATTATATTTTGATTATCAGCATAAGTTTTTCCTGCTTCTTTTAAAGTATTGTTTGCATCGTCAATTTTTTTCTGATAATCATTTAATCCAAGCATTGCACTATCCCATAAAGAGTTATCGTTAAATGCTCTTTGCATTTCTTTTGATGAATCTTTAACATCCAACTGTCCTTTAGCAACTTTGTCTAATTCTTCTGCAGATACGCCTAAGTTTTTAGCATAAAATTCAAGCTTTTTATTATAATCACTTTGTTTTTGACTGCTGTTTTCCAACGCTTTATTATATTCTTTTCTTAAAGTTGTTTCTTGTTTTATTGCTTCATTATATTCAGCTTCATGAGCGTTAAAATAAGCCATTGCTTTTTTATATTCTAATGTTTGATTTATTTCGTTTTTTAATTCTTGATAATTGTCAATAACACCATCAGTCATTGTGATTTCAGTTCCCAATGCTTCTGATAATTGTCCTGTAATTACTCCAGCCCTATCTTCGTATCCTTCTTTTACTTTTCCGTTTTCATCAGTTATTTTTTGTAATTCATTATATAAACTCTGATATGAATATATTTCTTGCATACTAGCACTTAATGTTTTTTCTTTTTGTTCATTAATGTTATCCATTGTTGCATGATATTCTTTTAAAGAATTATTTATTTCCTTTGTTTTAGCATCAACACCTGATGCTTGCTGTGTATATGCTACCAATGAAGCTGTTAATGCTACAAAGCCTGCTACTGCTACCCCAATAGGATTTAAAGACATTGCTGCAGTAAATAAATTTGTTGCAGTTGTTGCTAGTCCCATTGCAACTTTATAAGTTGTTACAGCAGTTACTATTCCTATAATTGCTGGTGCAAATTTTACCATTATTTCTACTGCTTTTCCTAAAACATTAATTACTGTCGGCAACATACCAGATATCCCTTTTAATGCTTTTTCTGCTTCTTTACCAATGTTTGTAATTACTCCTGCTATTCCTCCAAAACCTTTACTCTTTAAAACTTTATCAAACTCTTTAATCATATTGGCAACACCACGAGTTATTGCAGTTTTCATGTTTGCCATTGATGTTTGAATACCACCTGTAGCATTTTTTGCTTGTTCTTTTAATGATTTGAAACCATTTACACCTGTTTTATCCATTTTTATAATTGTGTTGATAAATTCGTCAAATACTTGCTCTGTATTATCTCCTGTTCTTAACATCTCACCTAATTGGTCAGTAGTTAATCCCATAGCACTTGCAACTTGTTTTAATTGTGCTGGCATTGCTGTTTGAAGTGTTCTCCACTCCATCATATCCATTTTACCTTTTGAATATGCTTGAGATAATTGTTCAAGCGCACTTTCTTGTATTTGTGTGCTTGCACCACCAGCTAATATTGCATCATTTACTGCTAAGAATATATCGGCACTTTTTTGTACATCACCATTTTTAGATGTGAATCTTTGTACTGCTAATGCTCCAGCATCTAATGAAGTTGGTATGCCCTGTAATCCTTCACTTAATTTGTCAATGGCTTTTTGGCTATCTTTTGCACTTATTCCTAAGTTACTCATAACCTTAGGGAAGTTATTCATTGTGTCAAGTCTGCTAATAGCTCCGTCCATACTTGAACGAATTACATCAAATGCTTTTGTTATTAATTTTGTAATTCCTAGACCTGCAACAATGTTTTTTACAGTTGCTCCACCTGATTTAGTTTTACTTGTAATATCATTTATTCCTTTTTGATATCCACTTGTATCAAGTTTAGTTTCATAGGTTAATCGTCCACCAACTGTACTATTCATTTAATCACCTCTTTCATTTTAACATATCGAATATTTTATCTCTTCTTAATTTATCTTCTAATTCTGCTTTTGTTAATGGCAATTTGTAAATATCTTTTAATTCTAAAATATCTTTATCTTTTCCTTTGTATGTTCTGTACCCTTTTATTTTGTTAAATTCACAATCGCTAGGTAGTGTTAACCACATTGCTTTAAACTTCCACCAATGGATCTTATCTTTAGTTAAATCTACGCCGTGTAAGCGATGAAATTCCCCCCAGATATATAAATCATCGTGATTGTATGAAAAAGCCCTTAAATTGCCTTTATTTGATGTTTTTTTGGGTATTTCTTCGTCTTTCTTGCCACATCTATAAAACCATAAGAATTTATCTACTGCATCTTTTAAAAGATTTTTGCTAATAATTTTAAAAAAAGCAGGATAGAAAGACCTCAAAGTGTCAAGTATAACTTGTTTGTTGCCTTCTTCCTGCATTCTTTCTTCAAATTCAATAAATATCCGATAGTCTGTATTTATAATAAATTTCTCATTTTTTAAATATACATATTGAGGCAATTTATTATACATTCCTCTCATTTAATATCTCCTATATCTATCTCTTTTGCTTCTTCTTCTGTAATTATTTAACTTGTTAACTGTTTTATTTACTGGAAATAGCACTGTTTCTGTATATTGATTTATTATCCAATTAAGGACTTGAGTTTGTACATCTAGATTCATTGCTTCATATCCATCTTTTACTCTTTGTTCATTAATTTTTTTAACAGCTCCATCTCCAAGTATATCATCAATTACTTTTTCAATTATTTTATCATCTGTTTTTGCTTTTTCACTTATTTCTACTTCATTTAACTTTTCAATTTTATTACTTATTTCAAATTTTAATCCATAAATTACAACTTCTATTTTTCTCTCTGTATCTTTATAAGATAACTCTCTCATTTTATTACCTCTCTATGTCTATTTTTTATTAAACAGTTGCAGTGAATGTCTTTGTTGATGTATCAAATGTTCCATCTACAAAATCGCTAACACCTCTTAGTGTACCATTAAATGATATTTGTTCACCCGGATTTGCAGTCTTACCACTAATTGATACAGTTTCAGTTTGTTTTCTTGCTTTATAAACTGTTCCTGTAGAACCTACTTGATTCCATAACTCAACTATATAGTGAATAACTTGTGCATCAGTTCCAGTTTTTCTATCTCTAAATATTGTATAGAAATACTCTGATACTTCATCACCTTTTACTAAATCAGAAGTAATAGGAAATTCATCATTAAATCCTGTTACTTTAGTTGTTGCAGATTTTTGGTGAATGTATTGTTTTTCACTTTCTGTAGGATTTGAGTTTTCATCTAATTGAGTAATTACTCCTCCTAGCACTACGTTTGGAGTTTGAGCTGTTCCAATATCAAAATAATGTGCTTCATCAAATGTCATTACATCTTTCATATATTTCTACCTTCCTTTCTTATATCAAAATATAATTGTAAAGAATAAACACTTACTGCTCCATCTTCACTTTCTTCATAAGTTAATGCATTTGCACAACTTACATTTTTAACAACTTTATTATCATCCAATATAGGATAGTTTTGATTTTTGTTTTGTTCTTCTAACCAATCAGAAACCTCATCTAACCAATCAAGATTTGTAAACCTTTGCTCATCAATTTCACTATCGTTTTTCAATAACAACATATATTGATATTGTCTAAACCATCCTTTATCTGTTACATACTTTAAAGGATACATTACAAATCCCATTCTTTGTAAAGCAAGATTTTTTACATTATCTGTTGTTCTTTCGCTATGTATTTCTTCTACTTCTGCTATTTCATTAATAACATCACAAGTTTGCAACCATTCATTTATTTTACTGTCCATTTAACCTCCTAGAATAAGCAACTAATTGCTGTTCAATGTTTTTCTTATTGGCTGATACCATTCTTTCAAAAGGTTTTTTCCCTCTTTTACCTGATTTCTTTTTTATTCTTGGAGAATAAGCCTGATAATAAGCATAAGGTACGTTTATATGCACTAATCCAGAACCCGGTATACTAGATATTTTAATTGATAATTCTTGTACTCCTGTTTTCTTTGATACATATTCCATCAAATAAGTTGCAACTGTACTATCTAAAACTTTTTGAAGTGTATCAAGATTACCATTAAATTTTTTGAAATATCTATCATTAAACTCTAAATAAGCACTTTCATTTTTACCTTTTTCAAAATATATCTTACCATAAGGAAATTTTATATGTTCAGCCATTATCTGCCACCTATTTTTATATGGTTAATTTCTTTTAAATCTTCATCTTTAAATATGAATGATTCTACACTTGATACTTCAACAACTAATGATTTACCATACTTTTGTCGTAATTCTGTTAATGGTGCACTCGTAATACCGTCAGAAACACTTTTTAACACGATTATATCACCTTTTTCACATTTCCAAGTATTATTATACCCTTCAACATTAAAAACCCTTATAAGCGCATTATCCGTTGAATTTACGCCTGTATTATTTCTGTTTAAATATGATGTATTTCTTACACTTGCAGTAATATTATATCTAACCCAACCATTATCCTTGTGGTATATTGTAATTTCTTGTAATAATCCGTCCATTATATATACCTTATCAATTCTTGTGGTAGATTATCTATAATATTTGCTTTTATGTTATTTATATCATCAGTTGTTTTATTAAGTCTGTTTATACTTACACCATCAATTGAAATAGTGTTAGCCTTTCCATAGCTACTATTAGATCCATATTGATTGAAATAATCACATAATTCACATGCTGTATATTTCACTTTATATTGGTCTGTTTCATCTAATGTATGAATAACATCAGCATTTATCTTTCTGTTGACATTCTTATCTATTTCTCTGCTTGCTTTTACAATTAATGAAGAAAAGGTGTCATAAGTTAATTTGCCTTTATATTCGTTGGTATAGAAACCATAATCAGCATATTCCATTTACGACACCTCCTTTCTTATTTTTCCTTAGTTTCTTTTTTCTCTTCTTTTGGTAAAGTTTCTTTAACTTCTTTCTTTTCTTGTTTTAAACCAACAAATCTCATTTTATCACCTACTATGCCTTATTTGATAGATATACACCAGCAACTTTGTTGTCATATACATCTACTAAACCATAAGCACGATAGAAGAATAACCATTTGTCATCAGTTTGGTTGTCATCAGGACTTACAACTTTGTTAACAATAATTCTTGGATATTTAATTATTGCATCTTTTTGTACTATTAAGAAGTTGATGTCTTTACCATTTGTTGCATCTTTAACATAACCACCAGCAGTTTCTCCTGATGATGTTCCATCATATAAATCAATTGCAGTATAGAATCTTGATTGAGGTACTTTTACTATTTTTGAGAATGATGCTAATACTTCTCTTGATTTAGTAGTGTCTACAGCGTGGATTGCATTATATCCATCTGGTGTAATATAAAGAATTCTTCCTTCTGTTGATACTTCATCATTATCCATTTTTGATTGTGCAGTTACTAATGCATTTAGCCACGCTGTTCCATCTGCATAAGTTCCAGCAGTTGCTTTACTAATTCCAGTAGTTCCTGCGATTTGTGCAAATGTAAATGCATCTAATTCTGGTACAGCTTTTGTACGAGTAAATTCTGCTCCTAGTCTGCCAAATGCAACTCCAGCAGTTTCAGCGTTGTCTAATCTATCAACACCAAATTTACGTCCTCTTTCATAATTAAATTTTACAGTTTCGTTAGTTAATGTAACATCTCCATTTACATAACCACTATTTCTATCATAATCTCCTAATCCATCCATAGATAGTTTTGGAATTATAATTTCATTAGCGTTTGCTCCTGCTTGTACTAATGTGCTATCAGCATCTAAGTCAGCAGTTAAAGCGCTTTGCTTATAAACTTCATCTAGTTTATCAATATATTTTTTAAATAATGCTATTGTATTCATTTAATCTCTTCCTTTCTTATTTTATTCCCATTATTTTGTTAATATATGCATCCTCATCAAAACCTTTATCATCATGATTCTCTCCAGTGTTTGCATATATTCCATCGTTGCTTTCTTCTTTCAAGAAAGCCTGTGGGTCATTCTCTTCATAATTTTTCTTATAATCTTCATAACCCGTTAGATTACCTTCATTATCAAATTCAAGTTTCTTACTTAATAAATCTTCATAGTATGCCTTTTTACTTGATTTACTACTAAATTTCTCATTTTTAATAAAATCTTTTAGTTTGTATTCATATTCCATTGATGCCATTTTATCATCACGTTCTTTAATTTCTTTATTTAGATTTTCAACATCAATTTCATGTTGCTTTTTAAAGTCATCAAATTTACTTTGTAATTCACTTGTATCTACTTTTGATAATTCGTTAATCTTATCATTTGTTTCTTTTAGTTGACTTTCTAGATTTTTCTTAGTTTCATTTAAACTATCAAACTTAGCTTTTGGAATGTAGGTACCGTCATTCTCAATAAACTCCTTCCCACTCAATTTGTTTTGAGTTTCCTCTGATAATTTTTCAAACTCTTCCTTACCTATAATATCTACTAATTTCTTCATTTAATCCTCCCATATTTACCTTTATTTAAAACGTCGGCTCCGTTCTATGTTAGACACTTAAATTATACATCATTGTCAGTTTTCTGTCAAATACCTCTCTTTAGCCCATTATAACCTGCTTGCCATGTTTGTAAATAATCTACTTCTAATCCTACCGACTTACTAAATGTTCTATATTTCATTTGTGCATTTCTTAATTGTTTTCTTTTATTTTGCAATATATCTTTTGAACTACTACCAATATTAGCAACTTCTTTTTTCTTTTGTCTTACTTGTCTTGCATAATAATTCTGTTTTTGTCTATTCTCATAAACTGTATCTGCTTTATCATTTATTCTTTTTATTTCTTCTTTATC